ACCAGAACTTGATAAGATAAATAACATACACGCAATTGAACGTACTCTTTATTCAGAATACCTTGGGCTCGCTGGACGAGTTGATTGTATTGCAGAATACGAAGGAGAACTTGCTGTCATTGACTTCAAAACCTCAGATAAAATTAAACCAGAAGAGTGGATTGAAAATTATTTTGTCCAAGAAATGTTTTATGCTGCTGCGTATTATGAACTGACTGAAATTCCCATCAAAAAACTTATCACTTTAATGGTTACTCCTGGTGGTGAGATTAAAGTATTTGACAAAAGGAACAAAGGGGATTATATTAAGTTATTAGTTCGTTATATTAAAGAATTTGTACATCACAATACTAGGTCAGATGGAGAATGAATTAGAAAAAGTTTTAGAAAACAAATTCTTCTGCCCATCAAGGTTTGCTCAAGAGATTGAATCTCTTGTTCAGACTAATGTTGATATGAATTATATTGATGCTATCATTTATTTCTGTGAGCAGAATAATATTGATGTTGAATCGGTTCCTAAACTAATCTCAAAACCATTAAAAGAAAAGATTAAGTACGAAGCAATGGAACTTAATTTTCTCAAGAGAAGTTCCAGGGCAAAATTACCTTTGTAATCTGTTTTAGGGGATAAAATTTTCCCGGCAAAAATTCTCCATATTACTTTTTTTAATGATGCCATTTGATGCCTATAGATGTTATTTGTCTTTGAAAAATCATTTTACTAAAGACAATTATGACTACCACAAGTATCGTGGTAAGAGTCGTGCAACAGTGCAATCATTTTATAAACGCAAAGATCGTTTTTGGTTTGAGAAAATTGCCAGACAAAAAACTGACAAGGAAGTAGAAGAGTTTTTTGTATCTAATTTCATCACAAGCACAGATCCAAGTAAACTTTGGATAGGAGAAATGATACGAGACGGTGATGAAAGATATATGCAATGGAAGAAAAGAACTCAATCGCTTTCCTATGTTTTTAAGGAAGAAACCGAAAAGTTATTTGCGGGGAAAAAACTTCCCGAAGTTTTTGATTGTACCAAAGGTCACCCACCTGTTCTTAAAAATTTCCTGAACGGGAATATTAGTATAGAAACCATGGTGATCTATGATAAAATATTCCTGTTCGGGAATAACTTTGATAACAAGTTAAAAGATCCAGTGTGGGAATCCGTAAGTATGAAAATTAAAAAATATTCTCCATTTCTAAATATTGATGTACTGCGTTATCGTAAAATTTTGAAGGAAATTGTCCTGGGGGATGCATGAGTTTTTTTAATTCTGATATTGTTAGAGCAGAAATGGCAGAGATTTCTGAACTACAAGAAGAAATATATGGAAGTGTTTTTAAATTTCCTTCTATGACAAAGGAAGATAAAATTTATCATGTTGATTTGTTAGAAAAACTTTTGAATAAACAAAAAGTTTTGTACACACGATTGAGTCTTTCTGATGATCCAGAAGCTCAAGAAATGAAAGAAAAAATATCCGAGTCTGCCACTCTAATGGGACTTCCTCCAAACGTTGACATGAATATAATTTTTAGCAATATGACGAACATGCTACAGGTGATGAAAAATCAGATTGACAACAGCGATAAAACCCTGTAGAATAACGAAGTACACAAAAGCCAAATCTGTACACAATCCGAGGTAATCTAATGTCTTTTGCAGATCTTAAAAAACAATCCAAACTTGGTTCTCTTACTTCTAAGTTGGTAAAAGAAGTAGAAAAAATGAATACCACCACTGTTGGTGAAGATGACCGTCTTTGGAAACCAGAAGTAGATAAAACGGGAAATGGTTTTGCAGTTATCCGTTTTCTCCCTGCCCCCGAAGGTGAAGAACTTCCTTGGGCAAAAATGTATTCCCATGCTTTTCAAGGTCCTGGTGGTTGGTATATTGAAAACTCTCTGACTACTCTGGGTCAAAAAGATCCTGTGTCTGAGCATAACCGCGAACTTTGGAATAGCGGTTCTGAAGCAAACAAAGAAACTGTACGTAAGCAAAAGCGTAAACTGTCTTACTACAGCAACATCTATGTTGTAAAAGATCCTACCAATCCCGCAAACGAAGGTAAAGTCTTCCTGTTCAAGTATGGCAAGAAGATTTTTGACAAGATCATGGAAGCAATGCAACCTGAGTTTGAGGATGAAACTCCTATCAATCCTTTTGACTTCTGGCAGGGTGCAAACTTCAAACTCAAAATCGTAAAGAAAGATGGGTATTGGAACTACGACAAGTCAGAATTTGGTTCAGTTGAACCACTACTGGATGATGACGATGCTCTGGAAGCCCTCTGGAAGAAACAGTACTCGCTTGCGGCAGTAACTGCTCCAGATCAATTCAAGACATACGAAGATCTTGAAAAGCGTCTTAACATGGTTCTTGGCAAAAAGTTTTCTGCAGAGCGAGCACTTGTTGATCGCTATCAAAGGGAAGAACTTTCTTCTGAAGAGTATGAAACTAAATTGGATAATCTTGATACGGAAACTAAAGTAGTAGAGCAGATTGAACAATCTTATGCTCGCAGCAAAGCAACTCCTTCGCTCCCAGTTATTTCACAAGAAGTAGACGAAGATGAAGATGATGCCCTTGCTTATTTCCAACGTCTCGCTGATGATTGATTAATATAGTCTAATATTATCTCCTTTCTTCAAGGTTTCACTCACGTATTGAGTGGAACCTTTTTTGTATTCCATTATTTGTTCTATGTCATCGAGTACTATTCTAAGATAATCGGATTTTAAAACAAAGATTTCTCTTTTTTTATTATTAATTTCTTCTTCATAATCAAAATGAGTTATTGGAACTTTGCAATTTGCAATAGTCGTATAACCTTGTAGTTTTGCATCATAAAAAGTAATTGTATAATCTTTATTTACTTTAAGTTTTGCTGGTAAAACAACAGTTCCTTCAGAATTTTTTACTTCTTTTGTTTCATAATAACGAATTTGATTTAGTTCAGAATATGATCCATATTTACTTAACAAATAAGATTCAAAATTTCTTTGAGACATTGGCCACTCTGTTTGAATATTCAGAATATTATTTGAAATTAAAATTACCCAGTCTAATGTTGGATCTTCGTAAAATTTATATGCAACATTATCTGGTCTTTCATCACCTTGAATAAGATATGCATCAAAAAATTCAACCTTTCCTTCTATGTCTGGGCGAAGTTTAGCCCTTCTAAAAAAATTTTTTACATCAATATACTGTGATATTTTTTTAGCATCTTGAAGTCTGCTTACATATGAAAAGTTTGGAACTTGCCTAAAGTATGAGTTTGACATTTTAGTATCCTATGTTGTCTGATCCGGTGTATTCATCAAAGAACAGAGGTTCTAATTCTGTGAATTGTAATTGCATCTCATATGCTGTTAAATTTCCATCAGCGTGAGCAGCATATTGTCCATCTGGAACATAATTAACCATGCAGCTTAACAAAGCACATTCTTTGATTTTATTCATTGCTTTGTGTTCATTAGCCCCATGCTTATATTTAATTACAAAAGTATTAGGAGCTTTTAGAAATAGTCCACTTTTTGATCTTTTTGCTGCCATTCCTTTTTTGAAAAAGAAAATTATTTTTTTTATTTCTTTTGCTTCTGCGTCACTTCTGGCAGACATTCTAAAGTTAAAAGTGAATGGTCTAAGAGTAACTCCTTGAAATAACAATTCCGTATTTGGATTTATAATAGCTCCAGTTGTTCTAGAGAGAGTTCCTGGTTTGTTAATCGCTGCATCTGTTAGCACTGCTGCTAGTGCAGTTTTTACTTGGTTAGCAGTTTCTGGATTTCCTGTGGCTGCTTGTGCTTGTTTTTGAGCATTATCTAATGATGCTCCTACTCCTTCTTTCAAACCAGTTAAAAACATTGAAGCTTTTGCAGCATCCATAGGACTTATATCTGCACTTCCCCACGTTACGGAATTTAAATCGCTAATTCCTCCAGTGATTGCCATTGTCACTGTTCCTTGTGACGCGGCACTGCCTGTTCCTCTTCTATCAGCAAATCCAGAGATATTTGTTCCACCACCAGCATCTGTAACTCCGGTCAATGCTCTAGGTGAGTACTCTATCATTTGAAATTCTATACAGTCTTGCTCCGATGACATATCGGATGGATATCTTAATCCTCCACCAGCACCTGGAAGTCCAGCATTGTTTCCTCTAGTTTGTCCAGTTCCAAACAAACTATTATTAGGGTCCGTCAAATCAACTTTTTCTGTATTTTGTCCTACTGGTGT